AGACAGGACTCATTTTTACTTAAACCCAGAGATGAAAGAGCCTGGTCTTGGCCCAAATCAATATAAATCGAATATTGAAAATTCTTATGATGTAAGAAAAGACCCAGATAATTTATTAAAAATGGCTGATACATTTAATCGAGATAAATTTAATATTCTCGATGCAGAAACTAAAGCTAATGATTGGGAAAGAATGATTAAAGAAGCTGGTTATTCTGGCTATCATGATTCAGCTCAAAATATGGCAATTTCTTTTAAAAATCAACCAGTATTTAAAGTGCTTGACATGGGTAACCAATAAGGCAAAATATAAGGAGCTGCGATATTGCAGCTTCTTTTGCAAAAGGAAAAATTATGGCAATGGGCAAAACAAGTAATCCAAACTCTACAGCAGGTATTCCTGCCAAGGGTGTAGTTGTACCTAAAGGCGCTGGCAAGGCAGATATGTCTGGCGAAAGAATGGAAAAATCTCATCGTGGCGGTGTTGCAATGGGTAAAGAAGATGCTATTGGCTCTGACAAAGAGTTCAATACAGGCCGTACTGCTGGTATCTGCTATGACCATAAGCGCACAACTTATGCGATGGAAGATAAGTATGAGAAAAAGAACTAAGAAGTAAAAAAGCGAAAACCCTGATAGTCGTGCGCTAACAGGGCTTTCTAACCACAATTAATCGGAGAAACTGTGGCTAACAAAGAGCATAATGACACTTGCAATTTGTGTCGATTTTTTTCTTTTGGGGAAAGAATGGGAGTCTGCAAAAGATACCCAATTTCACAAAACAAAGCCAATGAAGATTGGTGTGGGGAATGGCAACCCATTAAAAACCATGTTATTGAAGCCATAACAACTGGATTGACTGTTACTTTTACTGAAGAACAACCAAAAAAGAAACCAGGAAGGCCTAGAAAATCATGAAACTCAAGCCATTAGCAGACAAAATTGTAGTCAAACCTGATGTTAGAGAGCTTTCTAGCATCATTATTGTTGATAACAAAGAAGTCGAAAACATGGGTACAGTCATTGCTGTTGGCCCTGGTAAAAAGCTTTCAGGTGGTCGCAGAGAAGATATGCCTATTGAAGTTGGAGCAAGAATCCGCTTTGGCACTATGAATGATGACCCAGGCGAGGAATATCTCAAATACTTCCCTTACTATGAAGATGGGGTTAAGTATCTGGTGATGAGTTGGCAGGATGTTTGTTTTGAGGAAGCCCAAAATGTCGGATGAGTTAGTCATGTCATTAGTCTTTACAGCCTTTGCAATCTTTGTAATCGCATGGGCCTATTACAACTATAGAGCCAGGCAAATAGCAAAAATGTGGCCTAAAAACTTCAATACTGAGGATGTGGCTAAAGCATTAAACAAGCAAGCACCAAAACCTAAACCAGCCTTAAAGAAAGCAACCACTAGGAGCAAAACCATGCCACTAAAGAAATCAACCAGCCAAAAGGCTTTTAAAGAGAATATTGCCAAAGAAGTCAAAGAAGGCAAAAAACCAGTAAAGCAGGCAGTAGCTATTGCTTATGCCGTTAAGAAAGAAGCTGCAAAAAAAGGTAAAAAATGAATATCAAAGACCTAAAAATCACTTTTGAGCATACAACCGCAGAATTAGAGCTAATTCTTGCTGGATTGAGAAAGCTCCCAATGGAATTGGTGCAAAAGCTTCATGATGAGATTATCCTAAAAGCCAATGCTGAAGTAGCAAAGCAAATGACTCCTGTAGAGCCAACTCCAGAAGTACCAGCAGAAACTACAGTAGAGCCAGAATAATGACAACTCCTAATATTTACCTTCCTTATCCAGTACCTCAATCTACTGAAGAAATTCAGGCAGATATGAATGCTTTAGTATTACAACCAGGAGTTCCACAAGAGCTTCAAGACCAATATACAAACCTCATTAATAGTCCTACTTTCCAAGCTGATGTAAATGAAGCAGAGGCTAATAGTGACAGTATGGACAATGAGTAGTACCATTAACTTAAAGTTAACAATCATTAACCTAAAGCTAATTAAATCATGGACATGGAAACCGAAACAACTATTTCTAAGAATGAGAAGATTGCTGAGAGCTTAAAGGGCAATCAGAATGCGAGGAAAGGGAAACTCTTTTCTGACCAGTTGAGAAAAGTTCTTGTTCAAAATGATGCTTTAAAGCTAAGACAGGTTACAGAGAAGCTTGTAGATGCAGCAGTAGAGGGAGAACCTTGGGCTGTGAAAGAAGTAATTGACAGAATGGATGGCAAAGCTGTCCAAGCTACAGAGATTAGTGGCCCTGATGGAGCAGAGTTTGTAAAGGGCATTGGCTTCATGTTCGTGGATGGCAATGTCAAGCCAGATTGATACATCAGGCTTTATTTGGCCTCAATTCCCTAAAAAGCTTAAATGCTTAGTTGAACCAGAACATAGTCGGTACAGAATATTACATGGCGGTAGAGGGGGTGGAAAATCGCACTCTGTAGCCCGAATGTTGCTATGCAAGGGAGTTCTCAAGACTATTCGAGTCTTATGTGCTCGTGAGTTCCAGACCTCAATCAAGGATTCTGTTCATAAGCTCCTTGTAGACCAAATCTATGACCTAAAGCTAGAAGCCCATTATGAGGTGACTCAAAGCACTATTAGGGGCAAGAATGGCACAGAGTTTATCTTTGCTGGCATTAAGAACAATATCAATGGCCTAAAGTCTATCGAGGGCATAGATTACTGTTGGTGTGAGGAAGCTAATAACATCTCAAAATTAAGCTGGGATATTCTGATTCCTACCATCCGTAAGGAAAACTCCGAGATTTGGGTTACTTTTAACCCTGAGTTGCCTACCGATGAAACCTATAAGCGGTTCATTTTGAATCCTCCTGATAATGCTGTAGTGCAAAAAGTTAACTGGAATGACAACCCTTGGTTTCCTGCTGTCCTAGACCTAGAGAGGCAATCCCTAATGAATAGGGACTTTGAGGCTTATCAGAATGTCTGGGAAGGCTTTACTCGGTCTACCATTGATGGAGCAGTCTTTGCTAAAGAGATGCAAAGGGCAGAAGCAGACAACAGAATATGCAATGTCCCTTATGACCCTATAAAGCCTGTAATGGCAGTATTTGATATTGGATGGGCCGATGCTACTGCTATATGGTTTGTTCAGTTCATAGGCATGGAAACCAGGCTTATTCGATACTATGAAACCACTCAGACAACTATGAGTGAGATTCTTGGAAAGATGCAGACCTTTGGTTATGTCTATGACACCTTATATCTGCCCCATGATGCTAGAAACAAAACAATCGCTAGTAATGGCAGAAGTATTGAAGAAATAGTCAGAGCTGCAGGATTTAATGTCAGAATCATTGAAAGAGTGCCTATTGTTGACTCCATCAATGCTGCTAGAACCATATTTAATTCATGCTATTTTGACAAGAATAATACCTCTGCAGGGCTAGATTGTTTAAGACACTACAGATATGATGTAGACCCAGACACTAAAGCATTTAGTCAAAAGCCTGTCCATGACCAGTATTCGCATGGAGCAGATGCTTTCAGATACATAGGGCTTATGATTCAAGAAAAGAAAGTAGTCAAAAGAAAGCCCATGAATTATGATGTTACAAGCTGGATGAGCTAATAGGAAAACATTATGGTAATGAATGTAGAAAGCAATGGTGGTGTCTATTCCACCGAATATGGCGATGACTATGAATCAGGAGTAATCGAGGAAGCTAAACAGTTCCTGCGCTTCTGTTCTGAAAATGACTCTAATAATCGAGTTGAGGCCTTAGATGACCTTAAATTCGCTGGTGGTGACCAATGGCCTGTAGAGATTCAAAATAGCCGACTGCTTGAATCTAGACCATATTTGACCATCAACAAGATTGATGCCTATTGCCGACAAATAGCCAATCAGCAAAGACAACAAAGACCTCGGATGGTAGCTCATGGCATGAATACCGAATCCGATGAAAAGGTAGCCGAAGTTATTACTGGAATATTGCGCCATATTGAAAACCAATCAGATGCTGATGCAGCTTATGACAATGCTTTTGACTTTGCAGTTCGGATGGGCTGGGGTTACTGGCGCATTGTTCATGATTTTCCAAGACCTAATTCAATGGAACAGGAAATCTATGTAAAGCGCATTGAGAACCCTTTCATGGTCTATTTTGACCCTAATTCCAATGAGCCTGATGGTTCAGATGCAGAAAAGTGCTTAATTACCGAGGTTATCAGCAAAGAATCATTCCGCAAAATGTACCCTGGTGCAGATGATGGCGGTGGTTTTAACCCTCGTGGCACAGGCGATTCACAATCAGAATGGATTACCAAAAAAGATATTCGCATTGCTGAATACTTTTATACCGAGCATATTCGCACCAAGCTTTACCTATTATCTGATGGCACAACTTGTTTTGAGGATGAAAAGCCATCCGAAATCATGATGCAAGATGCAGGGGTTTATGTAGTTTCTAAGCGAGAAACCATTAAAAAACAGATTAAGTGGTGCAAGTTAACAGGAATGCAAATCCTTGACCAAAAAGATTGGCCTGGTCGCTATATTCCTGTTGTGCCTGTATATGGTCAACAACTCATTGTGGACAGTAAGAAGAAGAAGTTTGGTCTTACTCGCATGGCTAAAGACCCACAAAGAATGTATAACTTCTGGTCAACTGCTCTTACCGAGTCCGTTGCCCTTGCTCCAAAGGCTAAATTCCTCCTTGCAGAAGGTCAGGATGAAGGTCATGAAATGGAGTGGAATCAGGCCAATATTAAGTCTATGCCTGTATTGCGCTATAAGCAAAAAGACTCTGAAGGTGCTCCAGCTCCAGTTCCTACAAGGATTCAGCCAGAGCCACCTCCTACTGGAATGGTTACAGCTCTCCAAGGTTTAAATTCAGACTTGATGGCAGTTGTCGGTATTTATGACCCTGCTCAGTTGCCACAAGGTATGCAGTCTGGAAAAGCTCTAAATGGTCAACAGCAACAAACTGACATGACCAATTTCCACTACTATGACAACCTTACAAGGTCAATTAGGCAGTCTGGTCGAATCTGCTTGGATTTAATTCCTCATATTTATTCTGAAGAAAGAGTAATGCGAATCATTGGAGCAGATGGTAAAGGCGAGTTAGTGGGCATTAACCAAAAGACTCAAGATGAACAAGGTGTAGACCGAGTTTTGAATGATGTAACTACTGGTGAATATGACATTGTGATGGAAACTGGCCCTGGCTATGCTTCTAAGCGACAAGAAGCGGTAGATTCTATGATGACTCTATTGACTGCTGACCCTAATTTGATGCAAACAGCAGGTGACTTGGTCTTTAGAAATATGGACTTCCCTGGTGCTGACATTATTGCTGACCGCTTGGCTGCTGCTAATCCATTGGCTCAGATTGATGAAAAAGCCGATATTCCACCACAAGCTCAGATGCAGCTCAAACAATCTCAATCTGTTATCCAACAGTTGCAACAACAGATTCAGCAGATGACCTTGGATATGAAATATGGGGCTTCTGTTGCAGAGCAAAAAGACAAAGCTATGCTGCAAAAAACTCAAATGGAGATGGAAGTTCGCAGAGAAGATACTAGAATGC